TGTTAAATCAAGGAGAACGTGAAGTAGTGAACGGTGACGTTCTGAAAAACTTCCTTCTCGTGATGTGGGCTCACGATGGCAAAACGGCCAACGTAGTGCAGCCTACGTCAATACGCGTGGTGTGTAACAATACGTTATCCATAGTGCTTCGTGCAGGAGCGAAGGATACTTCACGCCGTACGGTACGTCACTCACAGTTCGTGAACATGAATATGAAAGCAATTCGGGAACTGTATGAGACTACTGATGAGGACTTCACAACACAGGCGGAAACATTTCGCACGTTGGCGGTGCAGAAGCTTACGAAGAAGCGTCGCGGCGAAGTTCTGGATGAATTGTTTGGGAAAATTACGAACATGAGTACCACCCGCGCTAGAAGCTCCCGCCAGCTTGTGGAAGATGTGATCGAGCAGGGGAGTGGCTTAGAAGAGCAGAAGCTTATCGGTACAGCATACGGGACGCTTATGGGCATTTCGGAGGCTGTTGAACATTTCGTTGGTGGTGAGAAGGTCAAAGACCGGGGCCTCAATGTACTGGTCAAAGGCCGTGCTCAAGGTCGTGGAGCCCGTGACGTGTTGGACAAAGCGTTCAAGCTCATCGCAGCATAAGGAGATGTACTATGAGAATAACAATAGAAGACCTTCAACGTTTCGGTGCTTGTTCACATTAGTGTTTGGCCTGGGATTTGTCTCAGGCCTTTCTTTTTGAGTAGTGTGTTTATATAACTAGTATAGTCAAGATGTCATCTTGGCTGCTTCCTGTTTTCTATTTTTTTGTTGTAATGCATTGTGATATTTGCTATGCTCGTTTTAACGATGGAGGTAGTAAGTGAAAAAGACGGAGCGATCAAGTGATTTTTTAGTTGAAGTTCATAAACGGAAATCAACGCCTAGTCGTTTGAAAGTGTACTTGGAGGAACAATGGCGTGAACACTTTGGAAACAGACCGATACCGTTCGAGTGTACAGCATTCGTCGTTAGGCGGATCTATTATACCTATTGGCTTCAGGATGGCCTTTGGAGCTATAAGAGTGTTAACTATATCTTGGCGGATGTTCCGTCCAAGTTGGAGAAAGCAGAAGAGGATGATATTATCATCTTTGATAAGGCTGCCAATTTTGGCATAACACAAAAGGAGAAAAGTAAAATGAGTGAAGATGGAAAATCGTTTAGACGTAAGCGCGTCCTAGTAGCGGGGCAATCTATTTGTGGAGTCATCCGTTACATGCGAGACAAGGGCTTCAAGAAGAGCGTAATCCAGAAGGCTTTGGTGGAAACATTTGATGTAGAAGTGAATGAGAATACACTCGCCACTCAATTCTATACTAAGAAAGAGGCACCTGTCTATGACACCGAGACAGGGCGTGAACTGGTTGCGGCGTGTAAGGATGCTAAGGACGATGTGGTGAAACCCGCGGCAAAACCCAAATCCAAGAAGGCGGCGAAACCCAAATCCAAGAAGGCGGCAAAAAAGAAGGCTGTTGTTAAGCGCAAAGCTCGTTAGGACCTTTGGGTTGGGTGGGTATTCTTCGCCTATTTGGTTTATGGCTCCCTTATCTGGCAGGTTTGCGACACCTACCCAACCCATAGTAATACATTTGAATCTGTTTCTAATGTAGTGGTGTATGGAAGATAATATGTACAAAAAAGACTTACGATAAAAAGAATTACTTCCCAGTCCCACCACCACACTAGACACAGATTTATAGCGGAGTAGAGCAGTTGGTCAGCTCGCCAGGTCCATAACTTGGAGGTCGCGGGTTCAAATCCCGCCTCCGCAACCATTTAAGGAGGATAGATGAAAGCTCGTAAGATAAATATAGACCTATTGAAGTTAGACCCTAATAATTCTCGGATTCATGATGGTAGGAACTTGGATGAGATTGGGAACTCACTTCAAAAGTTTGGGCAGATGACTCCAATAGTAGTCAACGGTCGGGGGATTGTTATCAAGGGGAATGGGACGTTAGAGGCGGCTAAGCGGTTAGGCTGGAAGTATATTATAGGAGTAGTCACTACAGGCCTCTCTCAGGAACAGCTAGATGCCTATGCTATTGCAGACAACCGTACTAGTGATCTATCACGCTTTGACTTTCCTGTACTAAGTGACTCCATGAAGAAATTGGAGAAAAAGGATCTACAGGGGAGTACTGGCTTTAATGATATAGAATTAGTACCACTACTTAAGGGTGATTGGTCCGCTGATGAGCTTCAGGAGAAAGAAATAAAACTCAAACCTAATAGGGTAAAGTTCTCCTCTAAACAGTATAAGATTATACTTCGTATCTGTGTGAAGTGTTATCCAAATTTGAAAGTTGAGGAAGCAATCTTCAAGTTAGTTAGGAAAGGAGGCAGTCGTGCATAGGATAACAACAGAAATAGAAGTGAGTATGGCTCATAGACTAATGAAACATGAGGGTGAATGCCAAAAACTCCACGGACATAATTATAAGATTCGTGTTGCCGTGGACTCGTATACTGGGCCAAGTGTTATTACTGGGATGGTGATGGACTTTGCGAATTTGAAACAGATTCTTAAAAGCACTATCCACGACAAGATGGATCATAGAATTATCCTTCATGAGAATGATCCTATAGTACATCACTTAATCACGACCTTCAATGCAGTACAGATAGAACCCCCTTGGATGCTGCTCGTCCCATTCCATCCTACAGCGGAAGAGATGGCTCTCTACATAGTGAATACACTACGTAAGGAACACCCAAAGACTTTTGAGTGTTGTTTCTTAACATGTCAAGTGTTTGAAACGGAAAAGAATTCTTCTACATACATGGAGGATAGGGATGAAAGTACATGAGATATTTTGGAGCATTCAAGGGGAAGGTGTTCACATTGGGGTGCCAGCACTCTTCCTTCGTTTCTATGGATGTAACTTCCAATGCACGAAAGACAATGTAGGGTTTGACTGTGACACTCCGCAAGATGTTCTACCTGCGGAGTACACTGTGAGTCGGCTCTGCTCTACCTTGATGCAGATGTTTCCAGCCTACCTAAATATAAAGAATGTCATATTAACGGGGGGGGAGCCGTTTGCTCAGGATCGTAGGGAATTGACTGCTCTAGTATCTCAGCTCCATAAGATGAAACGATTCGTTTTCGTAGAAACAAATGGCATTGAGGACTTCCCTCATGGTATGTTTGATTGGGTGTCTTGTAGTCCTAAGTATGGAACAGACGTTAAGCTGCATCAAGCTGATGAGGTTAAGATTGTAATAACTCCCTCTAACACTGATTTAGGTTGGCGAGGTATTCCAGACATGCGAAACCTACCTAAAGCTGATTTCTACTTAGCTATGCCAGCAGAACCCATCAATATTATAGGAACTATTGATCCAAAAGAAGTAATACGGGTTGCGGAAATGGTTAAGGAAGCTGGTTTCCCGTGGCGCCTAGGGATACAAGCACATAAGTATTGGAGGATAAGATGAGAGATATAACTTGGAGCGAAGTTTTTCAATTACTTAGGGATCTTCATCATGATATAAGTCTCCCACAGTGTAGACCTATCTATGGGATACCTAGAGGTGGTTCTATTGTAGCAGGTTTATTAGAATCTAAGTACCCTCGCCATTTCAAATGCGTTGATCAATTCAAACACGATATTCCACACCTTATTCTCATTGATGATATATTTGATAGTGGTGCTACAGCACAATCTTGGACAACAGAAACAAAACTTCTATTCTATACACTTATTGATAAAACGATAGAACCATGGAAGGGAGAATGGGTTCGTTTTCCTTGGGAGATGCGGGATGGGGAAATTGATGTAGAGGATAACATCCGTCGCATATTAGAAGTGATTGGTGAGGACCCCACTAGGGAAGGGTTACGAGATACACCCAAGCGTTTCATGAAAGCCTTTGTTGAGATGACTAATGGAAGAGTACAGGACCCTAAGAAGATACTCAAGCGAACCTTTGGTGAAGATGCGGATGAAATGGTTGTCCTCCACGGGATTCGTTTTTCTAGTGTATGTGAGCATCACTTACTCCCCTTTACAGGAACTGCGAGCGTTGCCTACATACCCGCCCCAGGGGAAGGTGTAGTAGGCATTTCTAAGCTGGCTAGGCTCGTAGAGTGCTTTGCCAAGAGGCTTCAGATCCAGGAACGTCTTGTCACAGATGTGGCTAAGACTATTGAAGAGGTTCTTTCCCCGCTTGGGGTTGGAGTCGTTATTAAGGCTCATCACTCCTGTATGTGGTGTCGTGGTGTACTGCAACCCGATACAGAGATAGTAACGTCTTGTATGTTGGGTATGTTTCGCGTTCCGGAAGTTAGGCAAGAATTCTTAGAACTAATAAAATAAAATGAAAAAGATGCGCCCGTGTCAAAGATTAGCCTATAAGTGGCTGTACTATAATCATCAGGCCTCTCTCTATATGCAGATGAGGCTAGGTAAGACACTTCCCATTATACGCTTCCTCAAACGTAGAGCATCGCGGATACTTGTCGTAGCCCCTTCAACTGTTCTATTGGTATGGAAAGAGCAGTTAGAGGAAGATGGGGAATCATGTAAGATATATGATGAGGACACTGTGCTCCGTAACCAGTTATTAGAGACACCGGAAAAATGGTGCTTACTTAATAAGGAGTCTCACCTGTATATTCCCAAGCTCACTACAATAAAGTGGGACGCTATTATAATAGACGAGTCAACCTTTATTAAGAACCCAAAGGCACAAGTGACAAAGTTCTTCCTTAAGCATTTCCAAAGTGTCCATTACAAATTCCTTCTCAGCGGAACACCTGCCCCAGAAGGCAGGTTGGACTACATCACTCAGTTACTATTCTTGGGAGAAGAGGTTGGGGGTTGTGATTCATACTGGTCCTTTATCCATAACTACACAAAGGCTATAGGTCCGGGTAAGTTCATTACAAGAGAGGGTAATAAGCGGATAGATAAGGCCTTAGCGAATAGAGTCTTCTTTATGACAAGAAAAGAGGCTGGGATAGTTGAGGAAAAGATACGAGAAGTTCGCTATGTGAAGTTATCTACTGGAATGCAGAAGGTATACAGTAGGTTGGAGCAAGACTTCATACTAGAATATGATGGAACGAAGAAATATCTTAACTGGCTGATTCAACAGTTTGCCTACATGAGGTCAGTCTGTAATGGGATAGTAGAAGGTAGGGTTACTGATATTCCCAAGATTATGGAACTAGTATACCTAATGAAAACAGAACTCAAGGATGAACCTGTTGTCGTATGGGGTTGTTTCAATCCACAGTTGGAAGCGTCTCATTCTATGCTTAACAAGAAGGGCATTAAGTCTGCTATACTAACAGGCAACCACAGCAAAAAGAAACACGCGGTAGCTCTACAGGATTTCCGTTCTGGGAAAGCTCAAGTCTTGCACTGTCAAGTAAAGCTTGGGATGATGGGGCTCCCATTGGATAGAGCTGATACAGCGGTTTACTATAACCAACCACTTCCCTACCTAGAGAATGAACAAAGTGAGGATCGTATAGTCCATACGGATAAAAAGACACCTCTTCTATACATCTATCTATTAGCTCAGGACACTGTTGAACAAAAAGTCTATAGGAACATAACGAAAAAACGTTGTTGCAATGAAGCGGAAATGGTGAAAGGGATACATGATGAAATGGCAGGATAAAATATTCAAAGGAGAAGTCTATGCAAAGAGAGTTTTATTTGTGGACCCTGGACTCCTTGGAACGGGTGGCGTTTACTTCCCAATCATACAAAGAGGAAAGCCACATTACCCAGATAAGGGTTTCCTACTAAAGGCGGAATCACAAGGGGAAGTTGAAGATCGTATTATCCAATTAGGCATAGACTTCTATGACACTATTATAAAATATAGTCCATTTACGGTAGTCATCGAGTCTCAACAGTTCTGGCGGGATTCGCTTACGAGTGTAACCTCCGCCAGCAGGGGGGACATCTTCAAGACAACGATGTTGGTTGGGAATCTACTAGCCCAGTGTAGTAGATTAAATATTAGAGTGGAAAGTTTCTCAAAATTTCATAAAACAAATATTATTCTAGTCCCTCCTAATGAATGGAAGGGTCAGTTACCTAAAGACGTAGTAGAGCGTCGTCTACGTGATGAGTTTGAAGTGCTTGATGATTATCTAGTTGATCATGTATGCGATGCGGCCGGGATGGGGATTTTCTGTCAGTTATGAGAACTCAAGCTCTTGATATAAATGGTTCTGTCCTTGGAGAGGTTATGGAAGCTCCTCCCTGTACTATTATAGTCAGTAAAGGCGGTTTCCTAAAGATGTTTGATGTTTTCTTTAATAATAAGATGAAGTGTCGTGGTGTTGAAGTTCCAGACGAATATATCCAATGGGTAGAGGTAGGACAGGAGCTAGAAATACAGTGAATAAATCACAAGCTGAAATATGTGATCAGTGTGATCAATGTGGACTCTTTAGAAATGTTCGTAAGAGGGTCATAGTTAGAGGTAACCTTCCCTGTGATATTCTTTTTATAGGGCAAGCTCCTGGGAAGAGTGAGGATGTGACGGGACTGCCGTTCTCAGGTCCTAGTGGTGTTTTGCTAAACAAGGCACTAGAAATCACTCGCATAAATCAGCTTTCGTATGCTATAACAAATTGTGTACAGTGCCGTCCGTGCAATGAGTTTGATGGTCCAAACAGGCCACCAACAAATTTTGAAATAGAATGTTGTAGAGGTTTAGTGGATGCTGTTATAGAGGAAGCTAATCCACGAACTATCATATTCTTAGGTGCGGAAGCGAAGCAGGCCTATTCCCCTCGTTTTCCTCATGCCTATAGTCTTGTTCATCCTGCCTACATATTAAGGCAGGGAGGACAACCAACACCGCTCTTTAGACGTTTTGTTGCAGAGCTAAGGGAGATTAAGAATGCTGTATAAACCAGTCGGTAAAGTAGAATATACAATCAAGGATGGGGTAACACAGAGTCTGCTATCTATGTTCATGTGTTGTCCTCAACGTACTAGGATGTACCTAGAGGGATGGCGACAACGTACTACTTCTGATGGACTTGCAATGGGGACACTTACTCATAAGATACGAGAATACTACTTGGAGATGAAATTCAATAAGGACACAAATCCATTTCCAGAACTGTTAGTGAACCAAGGGGAGAAGTTTTTGAAGAAAGGATCTAAGCGCGGATTGACTGAAAAAGAGCTTATGAACATTCATGTTGCTGCCGCGCTCGTTTATGGATTCTTTGTAGCATATCCACCCAAAGGCGCCATCACTAGTGAAGTAGGTTTTGATGTAGATGCTTTTGGGATACGCCTTCGTGGGAAACGTGATGGTCTTCGTACAGTCAAGAAAGGGTTATGGATAGAAGAGTTCAAGACTACTCAACAGGTTACAGAGGACATGGATACAGCCCTCAACTTGGACTTCCAGATCCAATTCTACTTGGCGGCGACTACTTTGGAAATTGGGAAGAAACCCTCGGGCGTAATCTATGACATAGCTCGTAAGCCTAGCATAAGGCAGAAGCAGACGGAAACATCAAAGGATTATTACCTTCGCCTATTACAGGACACGGAAGCAAGGCCTGAGTTCTACTTCTTGAGCTTTGAAGTGAAATATACTACGAAACAGATAGCACGGTTCATCGAAGAGTTAGAAGTTTGGCTCTGTAAGTATCGTAAGTGGTGCAATGAGGGATTTCCTCCCATAAGAAACTATACTCAATGTCGTGGATGTTTCCAATGCGATTATGCGGACTATTGTGCTCATGGACGCTTGGATACTTTGAAGAAGGATGGTAAACTATTTGAGGAGCTTGAAGACGATGCCAGTTAGGAAGAAAGCGATTGCGAAAAAGAAAGTGATAGCGAAGAGGAAACCCAGCACAAGAGGGAACTATTCTCTACCCACTGTGAAGAGGGAGCCTGTGGAAAACTTGATGGAATATATCTTTCTGATCTACGGCCGTCCTGGTGTAGGTAAGACTACAATAGCTGCCTCCTGGCCTGATACAATCATGTTCTCCTGTGAGAAGATTAGTAAGGGACTGAGCTTCTATGATTTCAACGAAGAGAATGGCGGAGTACGGTGTTGGGCGGACTTTCTGGCTGGGGTTCGTCTACTTGAGGAAAGCCCTGATCAGTTCACTAGTGTCTGCATTGATACTATTGACGTCGCCTATCTGTACTGTTTCAATCAAGTATGTGATGAGCGTGGCGTAGAGTACCCTCCCAGGAAAGACTATGGGCAAACTTGGGCCGCGATTCGCAAAGAGTTTCAATCAGCTTTACTTCGTATACTGCATACGGGGCGTGGCCTAGTGCTGACTTCTCATGCGCACGAAGTAACTGTGGCGTCCCCGTGTGGGGATGAGTATGATCAAATTCAGCCTACTATTTCGGGACAAGGATATGACGTATTGAAGAAGATCACGGACAATGTTTTCCTCATTGACTATAAGAAGGGGGAGGATGGTAGAATTCATCGCATTATCCAAACCCTGGGAACGGATGTCGTGGATGCGAAGCGGGCTATTGATCTTCCCGATTATTTGCCCTTCCCTAAAGAGGGAGGTTACGACGTAATTGATGGAGCTTTCAAGGGTACTGTGAAAGGGTTCCAGGTAGCCAAGCCTCGCACCGCTAAGAAGAAAGTAGCTGCAAAAAAGAAAGTGAGGTAATCCTATGGTATATGTAGGTTTCAGAGTGGAATGTATTCCTAATAAGGTATGGAGATGGGATTATGTTATTCATCTATTTGGTGATACAGATAAAGAACTAATAGAATTTGCTGAATCACTTGGATTACTCCGTTCATGGTTTCAACCCTCACCTCCTGCTAGAGTTTCACATTTTGATATTGTAGATAGCAAAGCAAAACTTGCAATACAAAATGGTGCTCAACAGATGACTCTAGATGAAGAAGTTGAGTTTATAAGAAACCATACAAAGAAAATGGTGAAGAAATGAGCTTGGATTTCATTGGTGGATTTTTCATTGGGTTTTTGATTGTCTTAGTGTTGGCGGCGAGGGCTACAAAGAGGTAAACATGGAATGTGATTATTGTCCTGTACCGTTTGAGGATCAAGATGAGAATTGTCCAAAGTGTATTGAGGAAGAGAATATGAAAGATAGTGAACGGAAACAAAGATTGGAGGAAGCATTGGCTTTCGTAGATGAGTTTTGTAAAACAGTAGAAAGTAGAACTGGAATATTGGCTCCAATAGAAGCCTGGAAACACCAGGAGATAGAACAGACGCTTGCTCATGAAGTGCGTCGTTTACGAAGGGAGGTGAAGAAATGAATAAGTTCAAATTTGATTTTAATCAAGTTGTTAAGGATTGTATCTCTAACTTTCAAGGAGTCGTTTTATGTAAACAAGAATATGAGACTGGTTGTTTACATTATGGCGTCGTTCCTATGAAGTTGAAGGATGGAGGCTTAGCGCCGTGGGAATGGGTGGATGAAACTCGTCTAATCCCTGTATTAGATGATGAGGGTAATAAAACCTTCGTAAAGAGATTTGAAGAGAAGGAGAAAAGGGTTGGAGGTCCAGGACAAAACCCAGAAATGAGGTAGGTTAGAACTTAGGCATAGGGTCTGGGTTAATATAGGAGAATGAAAGATGGCTATAACAGCAGAAGTACGGAAAAAGTTGAAAGAAATGAATAAGGCGTGGAAGACGGGGAAGGACTCTGTCTCAGGAGTGCCTGCTGGCGTGTATCACATGCGCCTTCAAGGAGCAACGGTTAAGTTAACCAGTAACAAGAAGCTGACTGTTATCCGTGAGCACCTTATCGTGGATGGAGAATTTGAGGGTACAGTAGTCACGGATTTCATGAACTTGGAAGGTGAGATGGGTGCTTACTTTGCGGCTCAATTCATCGACCAGTTGGGCTATGAGATTCCGGAAGAGCCTACTGAGATACCGGAAACGATTGAAGCTGTCGTTGCTGACGCTCCTGAGTATATTGCCAGCGTAGTGCACTCGGAAGGGTTCACAAATGTCCGCTTCAAGGAATTGGTTGAAAGCTTCGGCGAGGCTGTAGTAGAAGAAGCAGAAACTTCCAAGAAAGTAAATGACAACAATACAGAAACGTCAGACCTGGATTTATGGCGCGACGCGAAGCTGGAAGAGCTAAAGGTGTTCTGCGAAGCTATTGATGTAGAATTGCCAGATGATGCTACTGTAGATGACATCGCGGAAATCCTCAAGAAGGGTTATGATCTTTCTAAGGAAGACTATCTTCCGGAAGAGGTTGAACTCCTTGAGTCCATAGGCTTCGAGTTTATGGAGTAAGACGTGATAGTCCTTGATACAGAAACGTCAGGCCTGGATTTATGGCGCGATGCTAGAATGTTTGCGTTCTCCACATCTAATATGGATGGGGACAAGGTCCAGGTCTGGCGTTTTGATAAGGGCACAAGAAGGAAACGCTTGGCGGATGATGCTCTGGAAGAAGCACTTAACGATCAGCCTATTATCTTTCACAACTCCAAATTTGACATCAAGGCAATTGAGAATCACATAGATAAGAAGATAGGTGAAGAGCTAGATTTCCATGACACTATCCTCATGTCACAGATACTTCAGAACAATCACCCAAACCACCGTTTGAAGGAACTAGCATGGGAGCTCGCTGGATTTACACGTAATGATGAGCGGGCTGTTAAGAACTTCACTAAAAAGGGAATGGATTGGCCTAAAGTTCCTGAGTTCATTATGAAGGAATATCAAGGGAATGATGTATTAAGGACACTCCTACTACACTTATTCTTTTGGCCTAAGATTCGAGAGAACCCGGATTATTTATCTTATTATAGAGAGATGTGTCGTTTACAGATTACAACTATGAGGATACAGGATAGAGGTGTAGTCCTCAGTATACCTGCTTGTCTTAGTATGATGGAACAGTTGAAAAATGAATGTGAGGGGATGTTGGACAGGCTTGAACATAAGACCGGAAGAAGGTTGAATCCACTTAGACCGGCAGATGTTAAGTGGCTCCTTTATAACAAGCTGAAGCTCCCTATCGTGAAGTATACAAAGAAGACTCGTGAGCCTAGTATAGATAAAGAAGTATTTTTGGAGTTGAACAGAGTTTGTAAGGATAATGAGCTATTAGGTCTGATTCAAAACTTCAAATCCTGGCGTCGTGGGATATCAACATTCAAAGGGTATCTTAGAGCAGTAGACAAGGATAATGTAATACATCCAAATATCAATACGCATGGCGCGATCACTGGGAGGGAATCCTGCTCCAATCCAAACCTACAGAATGTTCAAAAGTCGGACGCTCTACTCAATCCGTATCCTGTTCCGGAGAGGAAAGTCTTTAGACCCCGCCCAGGACATGTGAACTTCTTGGGGGATTATGCTGGGATTGAGATGCGTCTACTCATACACTACTCTGAAGAGCCGGAGCTAGTTAAGATAGCGCAGGAGAACGGCGACGTTCACCTACCCGCCGCACAGATATTCTTTGGTGATAGATTTGAACAAGCGGAGGGGAAAGAGCGAAAGACACTACGGAGCGCGGCGAAGAATTGTAACTTCGCTGTCCCGTATGGGGCTGGACTGAGCACGGCAGCGGATGCATTAGGTATGACAGAGGATAAAGCGTCTCTAGTATTTAGGGCATACAAAGGGCGTTTCCCATTACTCACTGGGTTGGGAAGAAGGATTGCTCAGTTCGTTCGTGAGAATGGTTATGTAGAAACAGTATTTGGTACAACTATCTATTGCCCAATGGATAAGGCTTATATGGGTCTTAACTACCTAATACAGGGGACCGCCGCCGCTCTGTTCAAGATTGGGCAAAATAGGGTGAAAGACGTGTTAGAGGAAATGACGGGGGATTCCGCGGGTATTATTCTTCCAGTACACGATGAATTGATAATTGAGTATGAAAGGAAGATTCTATATAAGGTTCATAAGGTATTATCTAGGGTGCGCGATGTAATGATCGATTTTCCGCAGTTCAATATCCCACTAGATGTAGAGTGGAATGTTTCAACACGAAGTTGGGAGGAGAAACGTGAGTTCAAACTTGAAGCTATTTAAGTCCCACGGTGTTGATTTCATTTCGGATGAAATTGTTAATGATCATCAAATAGCAGAGTGTCCATTCTGTGGAAAGAAGAAGTTTTATGTCAACGTAGAGACTCAATGTTGGGACTGTAAGGTTTGTGGAAGAAGTGGGAATAGGGATGGGTTCTTGACATCACGGGTGCAAGATTATATAGAGGCTATGGATAGTAAGAGAATTAGAGCATTAGTTATGGACAGGGGATTACTTCCAATGACATTGAAGGCTTGGGGTGTTGGGTGGTATGAGGGCAAATACACAATTCCAACAGATGCTAATCCAAAGAATGTAGTAACAGGTGTTAAGTTCTATACGTTAGGTGGAAGACGTAGAGCGTCGTCCGGATCAAAGCTCTGTATGATTAAACCACAAGGGGATCTATCTGAGAATGGGGACTTATGGGTTTGTGAGGGTGAGTGGGATGCTATGGCATTATGGCAAATTTTCTTTAGGGAGGGGTACGCCGCTGATGTGGTGGCTACTCCGGGCGCGGCTGCCTTTCCAGTTGTATCCCTCCCAATGTTCAATGGGCGGACTGTCAACCTAGTCTATGATAATGACCTGGCTGGTAGTACAGGCATGAATACAGCGAAAAAGAAGCTATCTGGAATAGCTAAGGAGATCCGTAAGATTAGCTGGCCTACGGATACAGATGACGGTTATGACATACGAGATCTAATAAAGGATGAGCGAAAACGGAAGCGGAACCCTAGGCTGAAAATTGAGGAGTACATTGGCATAAGACAGGGGAAGAAGAAACCTCTTAAGAAGAATTATGAGAGTATACCTTCCCCAGCAACCACGGCTAGAGTATTTAAGAAGTGGCTCTTCATGTCTAATACAGAATGTTTAGATGTTATATTTGGGACAGTCTTGGCGAATAAGTTACAGGGAGATCCACTTTGGTTGTTTCTAGTGGCTCCGCCCGGAGGTATGAAGAGTGAGCTACTTATGAGCTTAAGCGCTAGCCCAGCAGTGTATACTACAACAAGCCTAACTCCGCGAGCACTTATAAGCGGAGCGCAAATGATGGGTGGTGGTGATCCATCCCTTATTCCTAAGCTAGACGGAAAAGTCCTAGTCATTAAGGACTTTACTGCTATATTGAAACTTCATAAGACGGATAGAGATGAAATCTTTGGATTGTTACGTGATGCTTATGATGGTAGGATAGAGAAACCCTTTGGGAATGGTATTACTCGGGTGTATGAGAGTAGTTTTGGGATCTTGGCAGGAGTTACTCCTGCTATTGAAACGGTTGGGGCCGCTGAGGGTGTATTAGGTCAGCGTTTCATTAGGTATAATCTACCAAGGGCTAGTGGTAGTGTTATGGCTGGACGCTCCGCAGTCAAGCGGGCAATGCAGAATCTACGCCATAGTGACCAAATGCGGGGGGAGCTGAAAGAGGTAGCGACTAGAGTATTAGATAGGGAGATTATTGATTTTCCTGATATAAGTGAGCATATGATGGAACAAATAGGGGATTTGGCTCAATGGATTTCACTCTTGCGCGGAGTTGTAAGTAAGGAAAGATACACTGGAATAGTGCAGTTCAAACCTATGGCGGAAGTTGGGACACGACTAGCGAAAGAGCTTTCCAAGCTGGCGTATGGCATAGCATTGTATCGCGATGATCATGAAATAGGTGAGGATGTGTATAACATCTTAGTGAGTGTGGCACGAAGTACAATTCCAGATAGAATTGAGTCTATTACTCGTATTCTATATGTGAGGGGGCGGATACACTTGGATGAGTTGATTAAGGCCATTAGGTTACCTAGAAGGACAGTACAGGATCTACTAGAGGATATGTCTATGCTAAAACTGGCGGCCCGTAAGGATAAGCAGTGGGATATTCAGCCTGGAATTCGTAAACTGATTGACCACCTAGATATCTATCACTTAGATGTAAATTGGGAGAAGAGAAAACATGTCAAAACATGATGATTTACTATTGTGTGTTCTATATAAATACGGAGTTGATGAGGAACTATACAGTATGGCTACAGGAAAGACTGAGCTTTGCAATAGGTCCCGTGTTTCATCCAATCACGTCTAAAGATTTGAGTTATTTAGATCAATACATCTCTGACAGGTTTAAGAAGATGTATTTAGGCGGATTAGTTAACCCCAGGAAACATATAGACTCGTTCATTACTTCTAAAAGGAATGGTTTGGCTAGGGTTTTCAAAAGGATATACCAAAAGAGATATGGAATAATTGGAATAATCTACGTGGTCCAGAGAAAAAGTTACAACAAGAGGTAACACTGGGTGGTTTAGATATAGACAACTTAACAACTACTACTATATGTTGTAACTATTTAGGAGATAATTACCATGATGAAGAGTGTAGAGGAAAGATTCAAAGAAGTTAATGAGGCTTGTAGATTGGCTGGTTGTAGATACTGTGTTTGGGAATTTGATTTTGGACGTCTAACGCCTTGTTTTATATGCGAAGATTTTGATAAATGGCAGTATGATGAGAGTAGGGAGCAATCATCATGATGAAGAAGAAGTATCTATGCTATATGGAAGACGGATATATTTTTGGAGTACGGTGTGACAATGATGGGAAGATGAAAGTAGGTGGACCTATTGGTGCATTTGATAGGGTACGGACAATTGTTGAAGATGCAGACTGTAACGTCTTAGCCAGAACGATGGGGCTCCGTAAGTTTTACTTTAGCATTGTGGGTGATGTAGAAAAGGTACTATGTCATCCTTTAGTATTGGAACAAAGAGAAGTGAGAAGATTTGGGAGGTTAATGGCATGAGTGATAAAGATGTGGTTGTAATACATAGCGGTGGCTTGGATAGTACAGTCTTGCTGTATGAATTAAGGAGCAAGGGATTTATTGTAGGGGCGTTATCTATCAATTATGGACAACGTCATCTAAAGGAACTTGTGGCATCGGAGCTCATTTGTAAAAAGTTAGGTATTCCTAGATTTGAGGCCTACATCAGCAAAGAATTGTTTCAAGGTTCCACGCTGACAAATGGTGGTCCTGTTCCAGAAGGACACTATGCAGCTGAGTCCATGAAACAAATTATAGTACCTAACCGGAACATGGTTTTTCTGTCTTTGGCGGCCGCTTATGCCATGAGCTTGGGGTATCTTGGGATAGCCTATGCGGCTCATGTTGGTAATCACGTAATCTATCCAGACTGTAGGCCACAGTTTACTAACATGATGAAGTCTCTACTCTGGAATACAAATAAGATAAGCTTGATGACGCCATTTATTAACTTCCGGAAGGAATATATTGTCAAGCGAGGATTTGAACTTGGCGTCCCATTTGAACTAACATGGAGCTGCTATAATGGTATGCGGCATCATTGTGGTGTTTGTGGTGCTTGCGTCGAACGGCGTGAGGCCTTTCAATTAGGCGGGGTACATGACCCCATAAAATATGAGGAGATACAAAATGAGTTGGACGGTACAGGAACATCCGCGAGTAGAAGTTGACCCTATCGGTGTTACCAATGAGAAGTACACTCTTAAGCGGTGTAGCATTGGGGACAGGTTGGTCACTGTATGGGGTCCACACCCTAATGGAGAAGAGGCAGAACAAGAACTGATTTGTATCCTAGAGCAGTTTGAAGACTACTTCAAAGGTAAGTTCAAACAGGAAAGTCTAAACCAAATGAAGCTGGAAGGGATGGAAGGGCAGAATCTTACATCATTTGCTGCGAAGGCTAGGACACGAAGGAAGAAATGAATCTAGTAGACCATCAAAAATATGGTTATGTCTACTATTATATAGAAAGAGGGGTTGGTTTTGTTTTTTACTAAAGCGAATCTTCAAGTAGTACAAACAGCGTCTCGGGATAAGGACCATAGGGCGTTTAACATCGTACGTATTGAAGAGGATGGTTCTACTGTGGCAAGTAATGGAAGACTAGTCATGGTGGTTTCCCCTTCCCCAAATGTGACGTACTGGCCTGAGCGTGCGTGTGAGCCGTGCAACCCTCCCCAGCAAGGCCTAGCTTTTGCACCAGAAGTTATAGACGTATTACTAAAACAGATAGGAAGAGCGACAAAGGCTCCGTTCGTTTGTCTAAGTAAACATATTGATCCTAATCGTGTAGGGTTCACAACCGTAAACGATAGGGCAGATCCAACAACTCATGCCGCCACACCTAGAAGAGGAAAATGGCCCAATTGGAGGGAGTTTTTTCAAGGGTTTAGGAAACGGAAGAGAGTTCGTATTTGTATCAATAGGAAGGACCTAATACACCTTCTCAAAGCGATGGAAGCTGCGTGTCCAGACAAGGGTGGTATTAATCCTATCTACATAGAAGTGGATGAGGATGGGAAACACTTATTTGGCCGCTGCGAGAACTTTGAGACAGATCAACGCGCTATAGGTGCTATAAATGCTTATGATACTAGTGGTATAGGTTGGCTTAAACAAACCAAGTGGGAAAGGAGTATTTATTATGAAAGTCGTGTTCAACAAAAAGAAGAATAAGTGGGAGCTTTGGCCTAAAGATGATGGAGAAGCGAAGCTCATGTTCCGGTTATGTTGTAAGGGTGGAACAGTACAGTTCACAATGATGCAAGACACAGATGGATATACTTGTGATAAAGTCGCTAATGGAATATTCATGCGCTCGGAGATTATTCCGCAGCATAGGAGACGTAAATAATTCACTTGACAAGACGTATACGGTTCTGCTATACTACTTATAGTTAAAAAGATAGGATAAACGATGACATAGGTAGAATAGATGAAGCGTATCAATGATGATAGTAACTATGAGCATGACAACAAAGGCCATTTCGCCAAGGGTTCTAGGGGTCCAGGCAGGCCTACAAAAGAATATGAGGAGAAGTGGCATCGTATTCTTTGCACTACTGTCCATGAAGAGGATTGGGCCGGGATAGTTAAGAAGGCCGTACGCCAAGCACTTATTGGAAATGCCGCTGCAAGAAAATGGCTCAGTGATAACTTAATGGGATTGCCTGTACAGAGGCAAATTATTGAAACTATGCCGGGGAATGAGGGTATTGTAATGGTCCCATTAAGGCTTGCTGCTATGGGTCCTCTTGAGAAAAGCATGTCTACACCCAGAAAATCAGCTAAGAAAAAGGTCACACCTAAGAAGCGGGTAGTGAAGAAGAAAAGATGACTTATATAGAGGATGATATTATACCGGCCTTTGACCCGGCGTTCTTATCTAGGAAGCGATATAACTTCCTGTTTGGTGGGGCTGGTTCTGGGAAGTCTGTTGCAGCATCTCAAAAGAATGTTCTTAGGGCTGGTATGGAAGAGGGTATTAGACTTCTAGTATTGCGTAAAGTTGCGCGGACGTTACGCCATAGTGTCTTTGCTAGGGTGAGTAATCAAATTAACGACTGGGGGCTTAAGCAGAAAGTTAAGATCAATAAGAGTGATATGACTATAGAGTTTGGTAATGGTAGTGATATCATTTTTGCAGGGATGGACGATCCAGAGAAAATTAAGTCCATTGAGCGCATAGGTAGCGTTTGGATTGAGGAAGCAACTGAGTTCACTAAAGAAGATGTAGAAGAGATAGATCGACGTCTTAGGGGAATCACACAGGATGAAGCAGCTAAGATACGTTGGAAGAATAGGTGTGATGTTAGACTTAGGAAGATATGCGCTGAGTTTTATCATCAAATCATGTTCTCGTTTAATCCGATTAATAGGTTCCATTGGCTCAAAGATTTTATGGAAAATTTAATGTCTTCTGGTGATGCAGATGTACACCATTCTACCTATCGAGACAATCCATACGCTGGTGAACATTATGCTCATATCTTACAAAAGCTTAAGGAACGGAACCCAAATAGAGGGGCTGTCTATACTGACGGTGAGTGGGGTGTACTAGAAGGCTTGATATATGGGATAATGGATTACTCTTCATGGCCTAAGCCTTTAATTCCAGACATGCTTATCTATGGGCTGGACTTTGGGTTCCGTAACCCTACTGCACTTGTGGAGTGTAGAATAATAGATGGTGAGGTATACATTAAGGAATTGATTTACAAGAGGGAGCTGATCAACTCTAAGCGGATTGCACTCATGGATGATCTTGGGGTATCTGCTAAGGCTCCTATCTATGGTGATAGTGAGGACCCTGCCGCGATTGAAGAGATGTGGGAGGCGGGTTATAATTGTATCCCAGCTTATAAAGGGAAGGGTTCTGTAAGGGCTGGTATTGAGTTTGTGAAGTCGTTCAATCTCCATACAACGGAGGATAATACTAATCTAAACATAGAGTGTGAGAATTACGTCTGGGATGTGGATAAGAACGGAAAACACTTAGAGCGGCCTAAAGATACAGATGACCATGCAATGGACGCTCTTCGTTATGCCTTGTTCACACACCTACGTCCGAGAACAGAGAAGGAGAATGTAGAGGAACAAGACCTACTAGAGAAGTATGGTCATATGGTTCCATCTATAGCAGAGGAAGCATTAGGATGAAGTATTATAGTATTCTAGGTGTTGCGATTGTATGTTTTGGTAGTATTGGAATACTTCTAATAGGTGAGCTTAGAATTGGCTCTGTCCTAGCTCAAGAGTACGCCGCAAACCAAATGTATGTTGGGTACGATGATACAGCTCGTGCGTTTGACTGGCATATCAACTTCCCCCCAGATGGGTATATCACAGAAGTGCTGCGTAATGATCCAGAAGATATTAGTGACCCTGGGTTCATTGTAGAATGGGTACTACCTGAACCAAACACTAAGACCACAACTCAAGAAGAGAAGATAGCTTTACTTTACGTCATGTCACATGATCCTTGGGCATGTCTTCCAGTCGCGGCGTTAACTTGGGAAGATGTGAGGGCGGCTGAAGACATGCCCGAGGAACTAGCCTACGTTTTGAATTTCATCATTAACTCCTATGCCGACGCCCGACGTTCCCAGTGTCGGAAGTTTGAACAACTTATTACGGAAAAATAGAAATGTTACTGAAAGAGAAACTTAGTATACTAACTATAGAGCTCAATGAGGTTAAGATTGAGCTAAAGGAAGAAACTAAACAGAACACCAGGAATTATCTTTTAGGCAAACATACTGTGTTAGAAGAGCAAGAAGATCCTTCTGTATGTCCTAAGTGTGGCGGTGAATTAACCACCGTTGAGGTACATCCTGATACTGATATGAATGAAATGATCAAGAAATGCACTCAGTGTGATTGGACTAGTGATTTGGTATGAATGAAGAAGAACCAAAAGCGTTTTCTTTTGTAGACGATGAAGGCTTCTATATAGTCCTACGCGAGTCTACTGCGGAAGCTATGCGAGCTATGTCTATGGATTCTATGGGTTGGGATCGCATGGGTGAATCTCAACGCCAAATGGTTATTGATGAAGGGACGCGACGTGCCTTCGTCCGTATGTCCAGATGGGCTACAATTCGTGATCCACTGTCTAAGCATACTATGGAGCTATGGACCAACTTTGGGATAGGTAAGGGTGTTGAATGGTCTACCAACTGCCAAGACGAGCGGGCGGAGATGTACTTGAAAGCCTTTATGGAGAACAAGAAGAATAAAGTCATTATGTCTGGACAAGGGCAAAGAACTCTTATCAATTCCCTGTTTACAGATGGAGAATTGTTCTTGCTTCTATTCACGAAGGGTATACCTACTATACGCCCAGTAGACCCACTTCAGATAATCGACATAGGTACAAATCCTGATGATGAATATGAGGAACGTCTATATAGGCGTGAATGGTCTACAAGGTCTGGGAAAGTGAAGAGAACATTCTATAAAGCCCCTACATTTGAAGTCCCAACCTTCAAGGACCCGGAGTTTAATACTCCTGCTAGTGAGGACAAGTCAAGTCGTTTACTATCCAAGATAGTAGAGTTTGACGCTGCTACTTCTAAGGATACTATAAATGAAATTGAGGAAGATGCTGTAATGTTCCATTTCCGCCTCAATGGAATTAAGGGCAGGGGTATGCCTGGACTGACAGCGAGTCTGGACTGGATTGATATTCACCGGCAGTTCATGCGCTCTAGGGTAGCCATACAACAACAAGTTGCTAAGATTGCGCGGAAGCTAAAGGTAAAGGGAGGTGCACCTCAAGTCAGTGCTGTGGCCGCAAGAGAGGCTGCAAGAGAGGCTGCACGAGAACAACAGAATAATATTCCACCAGTAGGTGATACTCGTGTAGAAAATGAGAATGAGACATTAGAGATGATGCCTCAAGAGACCTGGTCTAACTCAGCTAAGACCGATGGCGAAATGATTATCCAACTCGCCGCTATAGGTGTAGGTCTCTTCCCTCACTATGTAGGTCACGGAGATGCTTATAGACTCGCCACAGCATCCGCCATGGAAACACCTGTCTTTCGTAACTTTGAATCCTTTCAGTTACTTATTGAGGACATCTATGAAGAGATTTTTGAGTATGTACTAGAGTCGAAGAAAGTACCTTACAAGTCTGGGGACGTTACCGTTACTACTCCTGATATACTAGTAGAGAACAGAACGGATATCCTTCGCTCCGTATTAGAGGCTATTCGAGAGATGCCCGAGTTTGCGGATAATGAAGATGTGCAGAAATTGATCTTACGGCTTATGACCTTCAAAGAGCCCGATGAGATATATGAAAGACTTAAACAGGAATTAGCCAATAGTAAGGATGATCCAAACTCCCCTGCTGGCTCAATTCTTAACGCAATGAACCAAGTGCAACAGAACCAATTTCAAGGAGTGTCCTAACATGCCACTGAAAGAGAGAATCGCTACACTACAAACAGAGCTAAGAGAAGCTAAGGCTGAGCTAACAGAGCAGATGGCTCCACAAGTTATTGAATTTTTCAATAAACTGAATCCAAATGGACAAAAGTATTTCATGTTACAGCCGTTAGAAGATCAAAAAAGGATTGTAGAAGAATATATCCCTTCTCAAGGAGAAGAGGCTATGATTCTTCAAATGAATAAACTAGGTGGTGGATAATTTAGATGCCTCACTGGCAACATAATACAGCCTACGCGGTTCGCCAATTTCGGGCGCATTGCAATGAGCATGATTTCCGTGTCTTATTTGGTGCAACGACGAAATTGGTCCCGTATTCCTGTGATAGTCCAAATGGTTTGGATCTAAGGCGGGATGTAGAGCGTATTGTGAAAGAGTACCACTTAGCTGTAGCGGAAGAGCTTGCGAGTATCCCTTTCCAAGAAGCGAAACGTTTCGTACTCCCGAAAGACGACGAGCGGGCGAAAGCTCTTACGAGAGCCGCCAAGAGAGTCGAAGCGGATTTGACACGAGCGTATGAGAAAGGTGTTCATACAGGTAGATCCTCTAATGCGGGGCGTTATCCTGTAGCGTTAGATCCAGACGAAGCAAGAGACTGGGCAAAGAAACAAGCCGGTCAGCTAATTGATGATATCACTAAGAGTGATAGAAGCCGTATTGCTAAGGCTGTGAAGGCTGGCATAGAACAAGGACTATCTGCAAAGAAAGTTCGTGAGCAGATTATAGACACAGTTAAGGATGAGCAGATTACAGCATCCCGCGCGAAAATGATTGCTACTACGGAGATGAACATTGCCTTATCTAGGGGTGCTATGGTAGCAGCATTACAGAATGGCGCAACAGGGAAGTCTTGGATTGTAGTTCGTGATAACCATTTATGCCTTGAGTGTGAAGCTAATGGAAGAGACGGTATTATTCCAGTAGGTCGAAATTTTAACTCTGGGGATAAAATAACACCCGCCCATCCTAACTGTAGGTGTTTTATCTTGTGGGATTATACTCGTAAGCATAGAAGGAAAGATAAATATCAATTACCTAAGAATATAGTACAATGGGAGAAAGTTAAGAAATGAAAACACTACCTATTGCGGCCTACGCTTATGTTGGAGACAAAGAAGATCCAAAGACTTGGAAGCTCCCTCTTTGGGGGGAGAAGGGCTTATGTGAGGTTAAGTGCCTAGAAGCACTATCACAACTCAAAGAGTCTGAAATACCTAAAACGGACATACCCTCGGTATGGTCTAAGATTTGTAATGGGCTGAAGAAGCGGGGTGTTGATTTGAAAGAAGTGAAGGGTGGTGTTGCCAACTTCTCTCTTACAGACATACAGATCAAAGAAGTAGTAGAAGAGGTTGATAAGTTTACGGCCCATGTTATTGTCATCAGGTCTGGGTTTAATGAGGGCAATCGCCGTCATTACCCAAAAGAAGTGCTCGCCCGTGATTATAAAATTTTTGAGGATGCGAAAGTATTCCGTAACCATCAAACAGTAGAGGAAGAAGAAAAGAGACCTGAAGGTGCAATAGAAAACTGGGTAGGTACTCTTTGCAATGTGTCGTTCAACGAAGTAGAAGAGTATGTCGAGGGTGATATTATTGTCCATGATTCTGGGATGCGGACATTATTGACCAACTTAAAAGAAACTAAGATGCTTGACCAAATGGGCATTAGTATTCGTGCCGTAGGACAAGCCATGCGGAAGGTCGTCGAGGGTGTTAGTACCTTTGTTGTAGAATCCTTCCAAAAATGCCGTAGTGTTGATTTCGTTACGGAACCAGGTGCCGGAGGCCGTGTATTACTATATGAATCACTGGTTGAAAGCAAAAGTATGAAGTTGAAAGAACAGGAGGATGGTACTATGGAGGAAGAACTCCAAGCAAAAATTGCCGAGCTTGAAGCTGTAATAGTGGCACTCCAAGAAGAGAACGCTCAGTTGAAGGCGGCAAAAGGTAATGGGGATGATCCCCCAGATATAGAAGCAGTAGAGAAGGCTGTTGATGAAGCTATTCGTGAAGTTAAGGAGATTCGTAAGATTAACTCCAAAAAGAATTTCCGTATCGCTTTACAAGAAGCACTTCAAGACTCAGACCTTCCTAAAGCAGCACAGAAGAAACTTTTGGAGGCTACTCAAAGAGAGGTAGACACAAAAAGGATTAAGTCCCTTGTTGAGGCTGAGGAAAAATATATCCTGTTGTTGCAGGAAGGTGCGAATGTGAATGGACTTGGTTTAAGCAAGGGCAAAGAACACTTCAAGAAAGCAAACGAATTGATCCTGGATCTTATTGAGTCCGCGAAACAGGACTATATGAGTGATGGAGATAACGAAGCTACGGCACTGAAACGGGCGAAAGCCTTCTTCGGGCGTGTGTAGTAAAGGAGTAATTACACTATGGCTAACACACATTATCGTGATGGGTACCAAGTGGCGGAGAACATGCCCGCGGGTACTGAATTAAGTGCGAGTGACGGAGGACGGGTAGTTGACGCTCTTGAGAGTAATATTACTCACCCAACACACTCAGACGGTTTTGCTGATAAGGGAGATGTATGCCTTGTTGGTAATCTTGTAGGCGTTGCCCGTTCTGGGGCGAACGCTGCTACACAAACCATCCCCATTGATACCGCTGGTATTTGGGTCTTGTCCGCTGAAGCAGTAGACGACTCTGGAAACTCTGCTATTGCTATGGGTGATGTTATTACTGTTGAGGCTGCAACCGCACTTCTCAGTAAGAAAGGAAATCCAGACACCCAGAAGCCTTTTGGTATTGCGCTTAGTACCCTCACAGGAGGGACTACTGGTGTGATCGCTGTATGGGTGAATGGGACAGTTGCTGGTGTTATCCAAGGCTCTGCGATTACACCTATCTCATTCTTTGATGGAAGAGTTTGGGATAATTTGGCAGCACTCTTGCCCGCTGCGGCAGCAAACGACGACTTGGGTTTGATTGTAGGAACATTTCTTACCGATGCACCTACAATCCAGGGGTCGGACGTTGGTGCAACAACAGCAACACAAAAGGCTCGTTTCCAACGACCGCTCCCAAGTGGTTACATTGCAGGAGAATCTGTAGTGTTACGCCTCAATGCGAACGCTCTTACTACCGTCGCGGATGATGATATTGAAGTAGACATACAGGCAGTAGAGCCCAATGCCCCTACAGTTGATATTTGTGCGACTGCAATCCAGAGTATCAATAGTCTAGTAGCAGATGATTATGATTTTGTATTAACACCAACTAACCTTGTAGCTGGGGACTTGATTGATATCGTAGTAACAATCGTAGCTACAGATGCAGGTAACGCGGGTGCTGGTATTGCAGGAGTAATCAACAACATGGCGCTTTTACTTTCCGAAGCGGCTTAAGGAGTAGAATATGAGTAAGCAGTTAGAAACACTTGGACTCCTTGAAAAGGGAGATTTCGCAGGGCTTATGAACCTGCGTTCAAATAGGACCAATCCACAACACGAGAAATTGATCTTTAGTACAAAACGGTTTATTGAGGGCCGACATCCGGAAACGGGCGAGATGATTCCCACTAAGACATGGGAGTATTTGATGAGTTCTTTCATGGATGGCGAAGCGAGCTTTGCTGCTACTATAGGGATGCGAGAAGCTGTCGGTAACGATAACTTCCCGCTTCTGTTTGGTACAGCGTTGGATCGTATTCTCCGCGAACGCTACAAAGTAGCAAAGGCGGAGCTTCGCAAGATTTGTAAGGTTCGTCCAGTCCGTGATTTCCGTCAAGTAGCTGCCTATCGTGTTGAGGGTCTTACTGGGCCAATGCAACGAAAGACGGGTGAGGGCGGGTATAAGGCGGATAACGTAATGCCCGCTAGTGAAGATACGTGGAAGTTAGATGTCTATGGCAAGGTTGTAGATGTTGACTGGCAGACGTATTGGAACGATGACCTCAACGTACTTGATGAGATTCCGGCTCGTCTAGCGGACTCAGCCATGAACACGGAGAATCGTCTTATCACAGAGCAGATCGCGGAAGATGGTGGACCTATTGCGGCTAATTTTGAATTGGCTATTGGTACTGCTCAACTAAGTATGCCTGCTTTGCAGAGTGCTATTGAGCAAATGATTTCGCTGAAGCTGGACACGACGAATGGAGAAATACCTATTACGTCCACCCCACGTTTTCTCATGATCCCTCCCCAGCTTTCGCTAGAAGCAAAGAAGATCCTCAATAGTCCAACCGTTCTCTATGCTGCTACGGCATTGAGTGCAGTTCCACTACCTATGATCAATGTACTCAACGACGTAGGTATTGAGCCTATCGTTAATCCTTGGCTTCCAATTATTGACCCCACGAACGGCGCGACGGCTTGGTATCTATTCAGCGATCCTAACGACCTACCGTTCATTGAATTGGGTTTGTTACGCGGCCAAGAGGAGCCTCAATTGTTTATGCGGGCTCCGGACACTGTACGAGCGAATGGTGGTTCTCTTAGTCCTATGGACGGTAGCTTTGATTTTGACAAGATCAGTTACAAGGTGCGCCAACCTTTGCAGGCTACTCCTATTGCGCCTAAAGGCGCATATGGTTCTGACGGTTCTGCGTAAGTAGAACAAGTTGAACGACTACTGGCGGAGGTTAGTAGCAATAAGCGAAAGCCTCCGTCAGGATTAAGGAGGAAGAAATGTCCAAGATAGTTAAGCATATCACAGAGAGCGTTCAAGTACATGACGGTCCCGCGGTTCTTCGTACTCTAGGATTAAGTAAACATGGATCTGTTGCAGGTTCACTAGAGGTATATGATGGTTTGGATGATCAGGGCACTCTTCTAGCTGTAGTAGATGCTCCAAGTGATCCTACATATTGTCTTCCCTATATTTGTGCTTTACAAGATGTTCCAATTACTATTGGTATCTACATTAAGGCAGTAGATAGTGCGGCTGGTTTCTCTGCTACTGTAGTTTATGAGGGGATTAGTGATGAATGAATTTGGAAGTAGTTTTGTCCATCTTAATAATGCGGATACAGTTATCCTCAAAGACGCAACAGTTCTTCGTCGTGTTATAACCAACAAGTCTGCTGTTGTGACAGGTTTGCTCAATATCCGTAATGGGGTAGAAGTAACTGACCCACTCATTGCTTCTATTCGTATACCTACTGCGGCGCTTACAGCAAATTCGCGGAATGGTAGCGTCAAGGAGTTTAATGCAAAATGTCCAAATGGCCTTCATCTTAGCTTTGCGGGCTCTATAACAGGGAACTCCATAACGGTGATCTATGACTGACCTAGACACAGTTAGGCTCCTAATACAAGACACGGAACCTCACTCTACCGGAGTAGAGGGTGAGCCAGACGAGTATTGGTTCACTGATGAACAGATCAACAGAGTTTTTGCGCTTAAGAATAATGATCTGCTTCTTACTGCCGCTTCCTGCCTGAGGATACTAGCTGCGGATGTAGCTAAGGTGGCGAAGGGTCAAAGTGGGGGGCAATTTAGCTCTAGTAAGGACGCTATTCATAGAGCACTGTTAGAGAGTGCAAAGCAGTATGAAGAAGAGAGTTGTATTCTGCCCGCCTCTGCCGTAGTAGAGCACAGAGTATATCCATGGTTACCTTTCAATAGGTACTATGGAACTCAAACACCGTTAAGGAGTTAATCATGTCGAGGAATTGGGGTGGGCCGTTATTAGACCCGGTGTCTGCTAGAAATTGGGACACTTTGGATTTACATAATCTTGTGTACATTCCAGCAAAAAGGACTATTCCAGTTAAGCATGATGATGAAGCTGGAAGTTATACAGAGAGTCCGGGATCTGTTACAGATATTGAAGTAGCAATGAGCTACTTTGGGAAAAAGACATCAATCGTAGTAAAGGAAGAGACTGAGATTAAGATTGGTGATTTTGTTTTGGTACCAGTACAATAGAAAAGGAGATTAGATACAATGGCAAAAGAACTTGAACTAAACGAAGAAGCGGCGAATGCTTCAACAGATAACATTGTGGATCTTTTAGATGCACAAGACCCAACTAAGGGTCAGATAGCTTTAGTGAATGCGGCAGGGAATGTCCTTGGGCATGCAGATTTGAACCTACCCGCCTTTGGTGATGCTTCTGGGGGTATTGCGGCGTTTAATGACACTCCGACTGATGTTATTATTTCAATCACGATTGATGGGACGATCACAGGGTGCTATTTCTATGATGGTTCTGTTTCTATTGTGGATGGAAGTGCTGCTCCTGCCGGTTGGGTTTGGAAGGGTAGTGTTGGGACAACTTCGGAATTTGACATGACGGTATCTAATACTGTCGTAACTGACGGTGATAATGTGGACCCCTCTTCAGGGACATTTACGACGCCGCTCGTGTAAGAGGTGTGTAATGAAGAAACTCGGATATGTATTTGCAGCCCTGCTGCTCTTCCCAGCAATAGTGGTAGCACAAACTACTTTTCATCAAGCGGCTAATGGTGTTATTGGTGAGCTTTATTCTAATATTGATGACTCTGTTATTCTAATCCCAGTAAAGGATGATAGAGAAGCTCTTTGGCCTGAAGACTTTCCATATTATGCTACTATTTCTGGTATAGAGATTGTTAGTGTAGTAGGTAAAGGTGATGATGATGAAGAAGATGGACAGTTTGAACTGACTGTAGAACGTGGGCAAGACGATACTGGTGCATTGCCACATTTTATTAACGCAACTATCCGTATGGACTTGTCGGCTGGATACATATCCGAGATACAAAGTGCAGTAAACGAGATGGAAGGGGGTATTGGAACAAATCCATTCTCTATTGGAGAAGATGATATTACTTCTGGAAGAATGCAAGTGTATGGAGCAGATACAAGTTCTAGTGGGCTATCATCATTCAGAATGTTCTATCCCGGAGATGATGATGCAAGTGATACAAATAATTGGTTGAATATGTGTGCCTGTGGTGCTTCTTTGGGTGGGGAATTTGTTGATGAGCTTGGAATTAACTATCTTGGTATAACAGGTAATGAAACTTACCTAAATAATCTCACTTGGGTGTGGGCGAATAATGGCACTTATACTATAGGATACAACAATAGTACAATGACCCAAGCTGCGATTACTATGGGACACAATTCCAGCTCTGCACTTCTTGGTATAGGAACGACAAATCCACAGTATATAGGGCATGTAGTCAACGAGACGAATGCTGCTGGCAATCCTAACAAAGGGCTCTGTATTGGACAGTATGCAAGCTACGGTCTTGGATCTATACTCTACTTTGAGAAGGCGCGAGGTACACTAGCTTCCCCACTAATTGTAGCAGATACTGGAACAATTGGTTCTTGTTTTGCTAGACCATATGATGGGGTTAAGTATTTGAATACGGCAGGTTTTGGTTTTGTTATAAATGGTATTCCAGACGAGGATGACGTTGCGGTAGATGTTGTCTTTAGTACAGACCCTACTGGTCTTAGTTCTATTGTAGGGGGTCAGAAATTGCGGCTTAAGGGTGGAGTCCCTGGGGCAAGTGTTTGGTATTATGATGACTCGAATTTTCTGGACTTTACAATATCAAACGGTGGAGATTTAACGTTAGCTCCATCTGGTGGGGATATGGATATAACTGGAACCGCAACGGTTAGTAGTATTTTCACTGCGAATGATGCAAACAATATTATAAGAATCGGCGGAGGGTGCAATATGGGCGCCCCCCCCGTAATTGGTGATGTTCAAGCAAATGATGTTTATACAGATGATTTAGAAGTAGAACAGGTTTTTTCAACATCTGCACAAATAATAATCACAATTGATGATACTACTCCGGATGTGTCTGGGGGTAATGTTTTTGTGATACCTACAACATGGACAATAGCTACAGATGTTACTAGTTTCGACAACGGAGTTCTTAACCAGGAAATCACTGTTGTTTTTGGAGTAGGATCCGATACTGATTTTGAAATTACAGAGAGCCCAAATATTCAATTGGAAGCCCCCGGAACCAATTGGAATCCTGGGGTTGCTGGCGATCTAATTAAATTTCAAAATTTTGGTAGTAGTCTTTGGTATGAGACAACGAGAAGTAATAAATAATGGCTACATATACAGCACAATTCAATCTTGAGATAAGCCATCATGTGATGCAGCTTACGGATAGAACTATTGGTGCTCAAATATCCTTCTCGTGTCCAAGTCACAAAATGTCTCTTCTTACTCGTACACCTGGGGAAGCGCTTCATACTGGCGAAGACCTTATTGGGGACGGACAGTTTGGTCTAAGTAGGCGTGAGATTATTGCCACGTTTGATTTAGAATGCCCCAGGCATGAAATGACGCTGGCTTCTAAGGGTATTGACCTTTCTACCTTTGGGTTTATCACATCACACGAACTATCTGTATTAGCTAGTAGGTACTTAGCTGCATCTTTTGATATGGGAATTATCTCTACTCATGAAATGACTCTAATAGTGAATGTCATACGGGCTGTACTATTTGACTTCGAGATTAGTCACGGGATGAGAATGCAGGCCAACGTCATCCGTACAGCGTCTTTCGACTTTGAAGTGTCCCATGAGACGAGTTTAGAAGCTGGTGTTACTGACTATATACCTGCTACATTTGATTTTGAATGCCAGAAACACGAACAACAGTTCTCCGCGGATATAAAAGAAACACTGACAGCCGCTTTCGCATTTGAAACACCTAAATGTGCGATATCTCTAAAAGCAAAAGTCCATAAGACTATTACAGCATCATTCGACTTTGAAACTTTCCATGAGTTAACGGCGGGTGTAGAAACCTACGAAACGATTGAAGCAACATTTGACATGGTGGCTCCAAAACACGAAATGGAAACCACAACGATAACATTCCGCACTATCACAGCCACTTTCGCATACGGAGCGCCTCACGAAATGTCTATGGATGCAATAAAGAGCATTCCTGCGGCGTTCGACTTCATAATAGATAGAGAGGTGGCTCTTGATGGACAGAAGGTAGTATTCACGTCCTTTGCATTTGAGAGAGACCACGAGTTAGGTATTACAGCGATCAGGATTGTACCTGCCACATTTGACTTTGAAGTAAGACATGAAACGGATTTTGTTACGAGTAGAATCTTGGACGCTATAACAGACTTCGTTATATCCAATGAGCTGTCTATTGCGGCAGGTAAGAGATATGACGCCTCATTCAACTTTGAAGTACCTAAGCATGAAATATACTTTGATGGGTTTGTACCTGTTGATGGGTACTTATGGTATAGAGTTATAGATGTAACACTAGTGCAAGGTAATCCACTCAAAGTCATAGACCTTGAAGGAGTGAACGCGCCGTTTGTGAGGGATGGGCTATGAGAATAGAAGCGAAAGCCAAAATCCCACGAGAGTCTTTAGTCCTAATAAGGAACTTCTCTGTTAATGTACTATCTAGGGGTGCTATGGATGGTCTTGAAGAATGGGCGGAAGAAGTCGTTCGTACTTCTAGCAGAAGCCAAAAACAGGCTCCGAAACCCAGAGTTCCCTCCCCGCCAGGAACACCCCCGAATAGGCAAAGCGGCAGACTAGCTACAACTATGAAAGTGAGAAGGACACCGCGAGTCATTAGGATAGATATGCCATTCTATGGATCTATTCATGAGAGTGGTGGATCAAAACATCCAGCGCGACCCTTTATAAGACCCGCAGAGCATAAACACGAAGGTGATTTACTGCAACGCATTGAAAACAGTATGAAAAACGCGGACCAAAAGACGCCTCTCGTGCTTGGGGCTCAGCGTGCCTATCCTACTGCTAAGGAAAGTGGTTTAGATCAAACATTAACAAATATGGTAAAGAAGTTAGGGACTAAAGTGCAGGTACGATCATTGAAGAAACAATGGGGAGCGAATTTTTAATGATAGAGTATGGAATTAAACAGGCTCTCTTGAGTAATCCAGAAATAGCACAATCCTTCTCTAAATGGGACTTCGGTAATGGTCCAAAACCTAGCATCTTCACGTCGGGTAGGCGTCCAGACGGTGTTTGTAGTCCATTGATGACAATGCAACAAATAAGTGGGTTCAACGATGACACAAGAGGTTCTAGGTATCCTACTGTAGATATAAGACTGTCTATAATGGGAGATGACCATGTTAGTGATATAGATGTAAGAAGGCTTGCTGAAAGAGTTAAGCGTTTTCTCCATAAGAATACTACTGTTCAGGTGGTGGGTGCTTCTGTACAAGACATAAGGACTACATCCCCTGAACCAACTTCGGACGATAGAGATCAACGTGGATACGCAGTTAGAGTAACCGTAATATTGAAGGAGGAATAAGATGCGAATTTTGATTGGTCACGCTTGTGACATCCTAGTTGGCACGTGGGATGATTTTGGGAATTTTGTTGCCTCATATAACCTACGCGAAATTAAGGGGGTGAGGATTGGATGTTCCGCTACAAAAAGTGATGGAACAACTCGGAACAACAGAGGATGGAAGCGTACTATCCAAGGACTGAAGGAGCTTGATATCGCTTTCAATGCTCTACATTCTGATGTTGCAGTTGATGAGAATGCTCTTCAATGGTTAGCAGGGTATTTTGCATCTGGGAATGTATTGGGAGCAGAACTACGCGATGATAAAGACGTACCATACATCCGCGCACCATTTATCTGTACCGATTTCCCACGGGATGAGGACCTGGACAATCCTGTTCAAACGGCAATTACGTTGAACGCTCATGACGCGCCACGTCTATGGCAGTATCTTACCATTTGGTAAACGATATAGAAGGAGGTAACTAAAATGAAATCTTTCCGGGATGGGAAAGGGACGGACTGGACGCCGATGTTTGATACACCTGCATTAGTAGAGATTACTAGGACATGTAATGTATCTCTTCAAGAGATTATATCGCAAGATGTTCAAGTGTATGTACTATTCAAGGCTCTGTGGTGTTCTTGTCAAGAAGCGGCGATAAAGCTCCAAATGACAGAACAGGACTTCTTCAAACGAATCACTCCGGACAAACTTGGAGAAGCGTTTGAGGTAGTTAAACATAATGCTATGGAAGCATTTCCAAAGTTGAAGATGGAGGGTAAGGGCCCTTTCGTCCCCTCCAAATAGAAGACATTATTGGATGGTGTGGTGTACTAGGTATTAGCCCTAATGAACACCTTACACCCAAAGAGCTCTGGATAATGCTTAAGGAGTTCCGGGAAGAGCGTTGGCTACTGATGTCAGTACAGACTGTACTACTCAGGAACCTAATGGTCTCTATATGGACAGACGAGAAAGGTGAAATGCCTTTAGACATACTAACCCCAAGCTATCAAAAGCGAAGGAAAGAGAAGTTAGAAAACCCACAAGAAGACGGAGTGCTAACGATGTCGTTGAAGGATGCAACTAAGATGTTAGCAGGGCAAACAAGGAGTAAAGTAAAGGAGATAATAGAAAATGGCTCTAGGACAGACAGTCGCGCAAGCCGTCGTTGACTTTCTACCAAATTTCAAGCCCATCCAAGAGGGTTTTGGGCAGTTATCTAGTATGATATCTGGGTTCTCTTGGGGTGAAATTGCGGGTGCCGCAGCGGGTGCTACAGCACCTATCGCAGCGTTTGCGAGTATCATTTCTGGACCCCAGGGTTATGCTACGGAAATTGTAGAAGTGAATCGTTGGTCTGGATTGGGGGCAAAGTCTCTTATGCAGATGAAGTTTGCTTCTGATCAACTAAATACGGACATGGGAGCTCTAACTGACGGTATGGCAAGACTAAACATCTCCCTCCAAGACGTACGTGGCGCAGGCAGTGTGGCCAATAGGACGTTAGAGAGGTTAGGTATTAGTGGTGAACATCTAAAGCAGATGGGAACCTACGATAAACTTGTGACGTTGGCTGATTCTTTCGCAGGTGTAGAAAATAAAGGCGTCCGCGCTCAAATGGCTGTTGATCTGTTTGGGAGAAGAGGCCTAGCTATACTTCCCGTCTTAGAACAAGGTGGCGGCCGCCTTAGAGAGATGCGTGCTCAGATGGAAGAGTTTGGCATATCTGCTGATCCAGAACAATTCATGGATTTCCAAAATCGAATGGAACAACTAAATATGTCCTTTATGGGCTTGAGAACAACATTAGCTCAAGCAATCCTACCTACTGTAATAGAGTTGGTCCAATGGACACAAAGAATAACAATACGAATCAAGGATTGGGTGGCAGAGAATAAACCTTTAATTAGGTCCATTGCTAATATAGCTGTTGTTGCATCTAAAGCGCTTATGGCCTTAACTGGGATTGAAGTATCTATCAAAGTGATTGGAAAGCTTGTCAGTCCGCTTTTCCTGGTCGCTGCTGCTATTGGATTATGGATCGAGTTTCTGACAGATGCGAATTTAGGATTCAACGACTTATTGAAGACTGTTCGTATTGGAGGTGTAGACCTACAAACATGGTTCCAGATAGCGGCGAATACTATCTATGACGCTTTTAGTGGATTATGGGAGGACCTGAAGTTTGGCTTCAGCGAAATGTTCCGCAACGTAACAGACAAGCTCATCAAGTGGATTAAAGATATACTACAGTCATTTGATGAAGTAAAGAAAATAATTGGTCTTATGAGCAACGAAGAAGTGAATCGTCGCATTGCGGAGCGGGAAGATAAATTCAAAAACCCATTCACAATGGATTATGTACCAAAAACTTGGGAGCAACGACAGAAAGAGCTTAATGAGAAGAATAGACAACTCAAACAAGATTCTGTTAATCAATACGCTACAACGGTCCGTGAAGAACGTAGACGTAGAAAAGAACGTGAGAACAGATTTAATATCACCCCAGACCTTAGTGGACTGTGGGGTGGATTGAATATGCCTTTTGTCTCTACAGGTATGATGGTAGGTACGGACTTCGCTACTCAAATGGGTGCATTCTATGGTCGTACGGGTAATGTAGAAGAAGATCAATTAAGCGTCCAAAAAGAAATGAGGAACATCCTCACTGACGTAAGGGATGGGGGAGGATTTGGTGTATGAGTCCAATATTTTCAGGACCAATAACGTATAGGATTGAAGAGATTTTTGATAGTAGAACTATCACACGGGATAATCAAGGCGTCAAAATGACTTTGACGTTTCGCGCTTATCATGTAGAACCTGTTAGAGTAATGGGTGACCTTCCTCCCCACGGCTCCCCATTAACTGTACTGGCTGAATCAGAAACTGGGAACAATCTTCAAAAGTATCTTATTGATGGAGATAATGACTATATTCTTTTCTTAGATAAAGGTACTGTTAAGCCAGAATCTGGAACTAACTATTGTACTGTCGTCCTAGAGTATCGAGAGCATTGGAGGCCTGGGGAAAACAAGTGGCATGAGAAGTGGGCTTTCAACTTCATGGCAAAATCCGGGCAAGCTACTTCTGTCCGTGACCATACTTATGTAGAACACTTCCCAAAGGAAGAGGATATTGGTCCAGTAATCAATTTCAATAATGATAGAGCAGAAGGGGTACAAGCACTTCAAAAATCCTCCACTATGACGTGTTCTAAGGAAATGAACTTTGTTACACCTGAATACCTTCTTTACCTCTCTAGGTTGCAAGCTACACTCAACACGGAAAAGATGTGGAACTTCTTTAAGCCACGACAAATCTTATTCAATGGGTCCACAATCAATATAAATGAAATGGGAAGGGTTGTTCTCAACTTCACCTTCACTATTGGAGCAATAGAAGAGAAATATGTAGACTTGGCGCATAGGCTTAATCCTTCCAAGTGGGTTCGCCAGCTTATTGGTTGGAGAACACGACTCGACGATAAAAATATGATACCACCCTCACCACATGACTATATTTGGTTCCGTTTTAGAGAAAGCTCTTCTACTGATGGACTCGTAAAGGCAAATCCATGGTCAGCTCACTTGAACCAAATCTATGACAATGGGGACTGGAGTGGACTACAACTTGCAGGCCCCTTCGCTCCGATAAGGACCAGCTACTTGACTGAACCCAACAGACCTTGGATAGATTCCCCCTTCTATAGTCATGTATTGAACCAGTTTGATGAGGATGGATATGTATCTATACCTTGGGTCCGTCCCCCAAATGTAGGTACCCCTGATTGGAATCAAATATAATGTTAGAAGTACCTAAGTTCAATAGGGAAACACAAGAGAAGCTGAACCATGTAGTAAAAGGTCAGCGACCCTCTGCGACTCAACAGAATAAACTCATTGATATAGCAAATGAACGTCCTGAGATTTACGATGTACTAGATGGACCAAATAGTCCAAAACTGACTGGACTCGTAGTGATGAAAGGGCTTAACACAACGAAGGAACGGTTTGAGCTCTTTGATGTTATTCTACTTAGGGGCATAAACGAACAGGTAAACATCTATACAAATTTCAATAGAGAGTTTGTTTTTCGCATGGATGCTATCGGTGAGGAAGAAGATGAAGATGAGGACAGTCCTGCAAATTTTGCTGTATGCCAACAACCTATTGATCCTGGATGGGTAGGACCTATTGCAGTAGCAGGATACACCCTCGCCAGGGTATCTGGTTCCTCAAGTAGTGACCTCCCTACGGCAGGTATTAAAGGTGGTAATGGGAATGTACTTACAATGAACTGGGGTTCTATAAGGGTCATATGGCATCAAGGAGGTTTAGGCTTAGTATGCCTTGGTTTAGGTAGTGATCCTAGTCAATATCTAATAGCTAGATGGCAAGCGTATGAGGGTAGGTAAGTGGGAACAAATGATAATCAATATGTTGATAAGCCTATTGAATTAACAGATAGAGAAGATTGCATGTGTGCTTTAATGCGTCGTGTTAATGTTTTAGAAGCTGGGTTACCTGTATTTGGCCAAGCAAAAGGAATTTTATCTGTTAGTTCACTTGTTGATATAGATTGTAAAGGCGGTTATGGAAGTTCCCCACAAAGTGGTTATTCCATCTGGGCTTTAGGTGTAGTAGGAGCCTCAGGTCCTTATCAGTTTTACACTACTCTTCATTCACTATTCTGTTTCAATAATGGACAGTTCAGCGATGTAGTGACTGATATAGGTGGAAGATTTACTAGCTATTCAGAAATTCATGAAGGAAATATACCTACAGGACCTCAAATTACAGACCCATTCACTGCAAAGTTTGCAAGAGGTGCAGGTAGTTATGGGTGGGTATTAGCTAGTGAGGATGGTCCACTTTACTTATTTCCAAATCTAAACCCTTGGGAATCAGGTGGGGGTGCTTATGATGAATGGTCCCTTGTTGAATTTGAAATAGACAAAGTGTATGACTTAGAATCAGCACCGGGAGGTAGTGTTTACTTATTTACAGAAGATGAGATTATAGAAGTAAATGATTCTGGAGATATTATAAATCGTACCAGTGTTCTAGGAAATAGATCAGCTGGGATACATTATTCTACAAGTAGAATATTTGTTTTTCAGAGAGGTTCAAATACAATTCATGAATATGATTATAATACATGGCAATTAGAAGAATCCTATTTAATGGGTTCTGTGATGGATGAAGCATATATTCTTCCATCGAAAAATGCCGTCTTTGTTAAAAATGAAGGTAGCATTCGGGCCGTCTATTATAATTGGACAGAGAAACGTTTATATCAAATGATTTCTACTAGAACACAATCACCAAGTGGAGCTTCTGGAAATCTTGTATTCACTATTGACCCTACCGAATTTATTGGGGCTAAAACCTATGTACTTATTACCGGAGGAATTCTAACTAGATGGTATGCCTATAATAATGATTCAAAGGAAGAGATAGGTTCTTACCCAAACAATGTATCATTAGCTAACGCTTTTGGTGGTGTGGGAGCTAAATTTGGGGTTCCAAATCTTCTTGAGCTTAGATGTGCTATTCATAGATTAGTGAATTCTGCTACATTTTGTGACCCTGTTACAAAGAAGATCTACCGCTGGCCTTATGGACATTTTGATCTAAATGGTGGTAGATATGGTATGGGTCTAATTAAAGAAGGACAACAAGAATCTGAAACAAATCTTTACTACCAATCTATGATTGATGGTGAAAATAAAAGAATATCAAAGTATGGTGCTGAAGATTCAGAGTATAAATGGACTTGGACTAGATCGCCTAAAGAATTAACAGGGGATATTGATCTACATCCAGTCTGGACTGATGAATTTCGTTGGTACCCTTTAGATCTAGGTTATAGTTGGAGGGACCCTGAACACCTCTTGAGGGCTCCAACTATATGATAAATGCTACATTTCAATTTGCGACCAATAATCATGAACTATTCATATACTCTGTTCTATTAGGTCCATCACCTCTTATGGATATAGATATAGGTGAAGTATATGAATGTGTTGAGAAATTAGAACAAGCGTCAATATGGGAGGAGTACTAATGCCCAGTGTAGATGAAAAAGTATTTCAGCAATATAAAGAAGGGCAGGAAGGTATTCTAAAACAAATGAGGGAGGATATTTCTCAATTGTGGGAGCTGGCCAATCGTGCTCCGAAATGGTGTGTTGCTATCATCTCTTTACTAAGTGGGATGTTAGGTCTGTCAGTAGGATTACTGGGGAGGTTCTTAGTCTCCTAGAAAGGAAGTAACATGGCGGAATCAATGTTAGCGATAGCTCTTGTGTTGGATGTGGAAAAGGGTTACGTTGTAGACACAGGGGGTCCAACGAATTATGGTGTTACACTTACCAGCTTAATCGCTTGGGGTGACCCAGATGGCGATGGCTGGGAGGAAGGAGACTTCAACAGGGATGGACGTATTGACGTTGAGGATGTGAAAAACATGTCCAAAGAGGATGCAACAGCATTCTATAATTATTGGTGGAATATGCTAGATTTTGAGGACATTGCATGGCAACCCGTAGCAAACAAGGTGTTTGATATGACTGTCAATATGGGTCCTCATCAAGCAGGTAAACTAGTCCAACGAGCGATCAATTGTACTGGCCGCAGTAACGTAAAAGTAGATGGAATAATAGGACCCATCACTAGGCGTGAGTTGAACCGTTTCCAGCCAAGGCAAATTCTACCTGCATTACGAGAACAGATGGAGAATTTCTATCGGTATCTCATACAGAGGAACCCTGCGAAGTATGGTAATTACGAAGGAGGTTGGTTGAATAGAGCAGTGCTCTAGGAAGGAAAGTGAGTCATGCAGTATAGTTGGATAGTAGGTTTTAAGAAGTTCTTGTATGTCTTTATTGGGACAGCAGGTGCGGCCATTGCAGCGATGCAACAGACGGGTAATATTGATGGTGTAGAGTCGTTGACATGGCCCGTCATTATCGCGGGTGTTATTGCGGCAGTGAAGTGGGTTTCAAACTTCTTCAAAGTCAAGAAGAATAAGAGCCTTAACAATAGCAAGTTTGGACATCTCCTTCCAGCAATCCTGATCGCATTCTGCTTGACTGGGTGTATTACTTCAAATACACGAGATGCAACTTATGAACTTTCCCCGGAAGGGAAGTCTGTTAAGACTGCGGAGACTGAGCATAATATTAAGGTGTTTAGTGTAAAGAACTTAGATAAAGGGTTTACTGAGTTTGGTGCTACCTGGGATGGCCAAGGTGGTGTCTCATTATCAACAGCGGGCAATGTTGAAGGGTTACAAACGACTACTCTTGATGTGTTAATTGATAAAATATCCCAAATTCTGGCGAAAGCGATCGAGGGTTATGTAGATACACTTCTTGCAAGACCACCTACATTACTAGAAGTGATTGATGGATCAATACCTCATATATTACCTATCGAACCTATCAACCCACCTTGATAGGGTTACCTCCGGAAGAAGACACAGCACTTCCTACGGCCCGTGGTCATACTACTCGCCACGGGTCTAATTTTCTATGAAAAGTTACAACATATAGTAACATTAGGGCTTTGACAAACTAACAACTACTACTATATGTTGTAACTTTTTTTAAGATACTTGACATAATAGCATTATTTCTATTGAATTTTAGGTTAGTATATGTTAAGCTTGGTGTATGGAAGATCAACGCGAAATTGAAAGTGTGTTGGAAGCTAGTGGGTGGTTTTTAGATGGTATTAGTGAGAAGAGCGAAGCTACTTATTACACTAATGCAAAATATGCATCACGTGTTCGCGTTGCTTCTCATGACTCTTACCATGCTTGTAGTGCATCATGTATTCAGCTACGTTTTGATGGTCATAAGATTCGTGTCGGGTGTTATGTGTTTGATACAATACAAAGCGCTGTTGATGAAATAAACGATTATGCTGGCGATCATACATTTAGATGCAATGAATGTGGAAGTTTGCATGAAGATGAAGAAGATGCAGCAAATAATTGTTGTTATTAGGACTAAAAGTGATATAAAGGAACGGCCCGGAACCACGAGTGAGCCTTAACCGGCCCCGAAATGAACGACTAGGTAGCTTGGAGGGCTAATTTGGTCGGGGAGTAAGTAGGTATGTGACCCGGTGTTTATTACGGATGAAATTGAATAGTAACGAAGCCTAAACAAAAAGGAGAATGGTAATGTCGCATCTTTTTGAAAGCGGTTTATTTGTACGGCAGGCAGCTTGGCATGGTCTTGGGACAGTAGTACAGCACGACCCGGACCCGTTGGAGGCTTATGTCAAATCAGAACTTAACTGGGACGTTGACGTATGTCCTCTGCGCGCCGATCTACCTTTGGAGGTATGGATCGCGACCCCATACTTCGCAGTAGTGAGGCAAAGCGATAAAGCGATACTTGGGTCGACGAAAGGGTATTGGACGCCGTGGCAGAATCGCCAAGCGTTTGAATGGTGTGTTCCTCTCGTAGAGAGTGGCCATTGGAAGTTTGAAACGTGTGGCAGTTTGGCAGGTGGCGAACGATGCTGGATTCTGTTAAATCAAGGAGAACGTGAAGTAGTGAACGGTGACGTTCTGAAAAACTTCCTTCTCGTGATGTGGGCTCACGATGGCAAAACGGCCAACGTAGTGCAGCCTACGTCAATACGCGTGGTGTGTAACAATACGTTATCCATAG